CAGCCATCCTTCAGATTGAACAGGTTAAGGTTCTTGAAAGCACCTACAACAGAGGCGGAATCGGCCAGGAAGACATGCAGTTTGTATGCGCAACCGACGGAGCGCTGCTTTGCTACGCCACCGACAACGCTGCAATCGATGAACCGAGCGCAGGCTACATCTTTACATGGGACATGTTGGGCAACGGCCAGTACGTAGCACTCGACCAGTACGATGGTGAAAAAGGAACACATTCAGAGTTCGTGGAAGGTTTGATGAGCACCGACATGAAGAAAACCTCTGATGATTTGGCGATTTACTTCGACCAATGCATCTAAGAGAAGGAGGAACATAGATGAGCGGTTACACTTGCACCAAAGCGTGTACATTTGGAGGCGTCGCTTATTCAGTAGGCGACGCTATTCCTTTTGAAGCCGTTCTTCCAAGCCGTGAAAGAGCCTTGATCAAACAGGGTTTTATTGCCCCGGCGGGAAAAGCATCAGACGCGAAGCTACAGGAAGAGAATGAAATACTTACTGCCAGGATAGCAGCGTTGGAAAAAGCCGCCACGGGAAACCCAAAATCGCCCACAAAAAACCAAAATGCGCAAAAGAGCATTGTTGTACCCATCAAGGTCAAAGATGGCATCCTGGAGCTTATTATGACGCCAGAGGACATCATAAAAGCAGTAACAACTATGCAATTAAATGCAGAAGAAGCAGCCAGGACGGTGAGCGAAATTGAAAAAGAGGAAACCCTGATATTGATTGACGCGCTGGACACAAGAAAAACCGTCAAGACAGCAATCATCGCGAGGGTAGAGGAGATGGAAACCGGCAAGGAAGGCAGCAAAGAGGGGGACAAAGGCCAAGGTGATGCGTAATGGCAGAGAAAAACTATTCGTATGACCCGGCTAAAATCAGCGAGAATGGCAAAGATAGGATGCGTTTTGAGCTTGGCGATACCATGGTGGAGGGAGGGGCCGAGACAGCAGCTCTTACAGATGAGGAAATAACTGCAGTATTAGGCATTTACCCGAACCGATGGAAAAGAGCTAAACTAGCGCTTATCGAAAGCCTATGTCGGCGCTTTTCTTACGAAGTAGATACCGACGTTGGGCCGCTTTCCCTGGGGCTGCAAGGGCGCGTGAAGGTATGGAGGGAAATGCACAAGGAGCTAAAAGCCGAGACAGGAGGCTATGCAGTACCGAGAGCAAACCAGGCCGCAATTGGTGGCAGCCCGTATTTTTACGCAGGCATGATGGACAACCCGGCAGTCGGTAGCAAGGAAGGTGGCGGCAATGATGTATCTTAGGCCAGGAAACCTATACAAGGATTTCACGATTGAGAAAAAAGGGGCATCCATAAGCACGCGAGGCAGGGCCAAAACAGAGTACAACAGCGAGCCGGGAGAACAAATAAAAGCTGTTCTGGCGGAAGCAAAACCCCAGGAGAAGGAGCGATGGCGGCAGCTTCAACACCCGATAAGTCACACCATAGTCCAAAAAGGAACCCCGAAGGCATCGGCGGAAGACCGGCTGGTCTTTGGAGAGAGAATATTCTTCATCCAGGGAGTAGACGAGCCGGGGGCCTTGGGATTTTGGACGATTTACTATGTGGAGGAACGGTACGATGGCAATGAACATTAAACCGGAAATCGACAAACTGGTGGATCAGATCAACTTTGAGGTGAAATCGAGAGCTTTCAGGGCCGCCAACGAGCTCCGAAATTCAGCACTTACAATTCTGCGAGGGCAACGGTCCGGCCGTGTTTACAGGCGGCCATTTTCAAGCAGCAAATATACAGCCTCGGCACCTGGGGAACCGCCTGCGGTTAGAAGCGGAGATCTCCGCCGGAGCTGGAGGCAAAAGACCGCGTCGGAGGGCACGGGCAAAGGCCTGACAGTGAAGCCAGCAATCACAACCGACGTGAAGTATGCACCGATACTCGAAGAAGGATATGACGGCGAGGTACAGAAGCAATCCAAAGCTAAAGACGGAACTATCAAAACGAAGAAATACCACCTTACAATCGCGCCGCGACCGTTTGAGGAGCCGATCGTCGAGGATGCTAAGCCCAGGATAAAGACTATCTACAGCGAGCCATACCTGAATAAATAACGGAAGGAGGGAAGCCATGCCGTTAATTACAGACAGTACCGAAAAGGTATTTGACACAACCAGCGTACACAAAGGCGATCTGATCAGAGCAAAATACAGCGGGTGGGATGAGCCAAGAAACGGAATTATTACAGCGGTTAGTGAGGATAAGCTGACCGTTTTATTTTTGCCGGGACTTGGTAATGTCACAAATTATTATGTCATCCTGGCTGCAGAGGTCGAAGCAGGCAAGTGGATAGTTAGATGGACGACAGACCTGGAGACGATCAAGACGGAAGGCGTTGCATTATGACGCTGGAGGACTTGATTTATAACCGGCTTGCCCAAAGAACGGAATTAACCGATAAGCTAGCACGGTTTGAAGGTGTTCCGGCAATCTTCTATCAATCGGCACCAGGAGACCGAGACGATGGTTGGAAGAGCGAAAAACAGTACCCACGGCTTGATTTCATCGTAGATATGCAGGCAAACCCGGAAAGGCAGAGCTCCGGATTAATGACTTTAAATATCTGGTGCAACGAAGCGGGAGCCCCCCCGGAGGAAATAGAACCGGAGGTGCGCAATGTTCTGTGTGACATTTTTATGCAGCCAACGGGGCAATCGCCATACTGCCTGGCATGGGCACGGTCTGACACCTTCGAGGTTAGTAACAATGCCACCAGGGGCTCACACGTTACCGGAATAACTGTTCTGTTTGACGTGCTGGCGTTCCCAAACCAGGAAACAACAGATCCAGACCCAGTGTTGGCCATGAACCAGTTCATCAGAGAGTGGGAGCCAGCGGCCGTACTAGTAGGGGCGGATCCATTAACGGATTATTTCACAGCAGAAGTAAGGAGACCAGCGTTTTATTTCAGACTTGCAAGCCTGGGGATAGAGCGGGAAACCAACACAGTAGCGTGGATGAATGCAAGTATAGCCGGTCATATATTCGCACCAACAGCAGAGACAAGGATCCAATGGCTTAAATATCTGGTAGACACGTTGGCACTTCAAGGAGAAGTGACCATGTTGGACACTTCGCCAATGTTCATCAGGAACATAAAGTCAGATAGTGCGGTGGATTACTTAATAACAGGGCAGCTGCGAATTAATGTGAGGTTTGGCATACTTCGAAGGACCAAATACGCGCACACGCTGGCGAGAACAAACATACCTCGAGAGAAGCTGGAGGCAGAGACGACCAAGGTTAATGTCACCACGGAGCCGACCGCTGAATATGCGGTCGAGTATAAGTTAACAGGAACAGACTACGAAGAATAGGAGGTTCAATCTATGGGCGAAAGCACAAAGAAAGCCCCTTCCAAGGAATCGACAATGCAGGAGGCCGAGTACACGGTAGAAGAGCTCGCAGCAGCATCCGAAGCCGTTATCGGGAAAGGGATAATGCCTGAATGCGTAATAGCCGCCTTTCGCGTGGCAGGCGTCGAAAAGGCCACAAAAACGGAGGCAAAGAAAATCGTAACGAAATTTATGACGAAGGAGGTCAAGTGATATGGCAGGAGTATTCACAATCGGAGAGACTAAGGTCCGGCCTGGTGTCTACACCAGGTACGAAAATGCCGGAGGAACTCCGCTGGCCGGAGCGGTCAATGGAATTGGCGCAGCCGTTATCAAAGCCAACTGGGGACCACTTAACCAGCTTATCGAGCTTGATGGAGCAAGCGCAGTAGCTCCGGTCTTTGGAACAGCGCTAACCGTTGATACAATCACTGAAATGTTCGCCGGCGGCTGCAGCAAAGTAAAAGCCGTAAGAGCAGGCGCAGGAGGAACGGCAGCAACAATTACACTTAAAGACGGAGCCGACGCCAATGCCGTGACTATCACGGCAAAATATGTAGGGGACAAAGCCTTCAGCGCAACGATCAGAGACAGCCTGTTAAACCCAGAAAAACGTGAGTGCATTATTTATGCAGGCACTACGGAATTTGAAAAAATAGAATTTACGAAAGGAGCATCCGGAGACGGAGAACCTGCAGCCCTTGTTGCTGCATTCGCCAACAGTAAGAATTTCACAGCAGCCAAGGTATCAGACGGGGACAAGGTGCTAGCCGAGATAGCGCAATCTGCAATGACACCAGGAACCAACCCCAACGTAACAAATGCCGAATACAGCGCGGCGTTCAATATCCTGGAAGCCGGAAAATGGAATGTTCTGTGCGTTGACACAGAGGAAACTGCAGT